GAGTTGTTCGTCACCGTCCATACGCCGGTCGTCCTTGCTTTGGCGACGCGCGCGTAGGGCGCGTAGGCGACTTGGCTTGTTGCCTGCGTGCCAGCCTCGCCGGGATCCGCGGTATGCAGCCCGACGTACAGGTTCGCCACGCCGGTCGCGGCCGTGGCGATGCCGGTGATGCTGGTCTTGTTGAAGATCAACTTGACCAGATCGTTCTCGAAGGTATTGCCCTTGCTCATGGCTCGCTCCTGTTAGTACGTCACGGCCTGGCCGTTGACGGTGACCTGCGGCGTGCTCGAGGAGCGCGTCAGCACGTTGACCGAGAACGCGAGCTCGACCGGGTTGTCGCGCGACTTCAGTGCGGCCTCGCCATCCGGTGCGATCTCGCAGCGGCTGATCTTCCACACGTCCTCGGAGCCTTCGGTGTTGTCCGACACGAACAGTAGCGTGCCCTTGAGCGCGCCGGTCGTGTTCGACTCGACCTTCGAGTGACTGGAAGCGGTCTTGGTATAGATGATCGTGTGGGCACCCGTCACTGCCGACCCAGTGGTGAAGTACAGCAGGCCAGAGTTGCCGTCGTACTCCCACTTAGTGCCGGTCACAACGGTGCCAGAAGCCGTAGCGCCCTTGCGAACACCGGTCGCATTTACTGTCAACCCGAAAACGGTCGTGCCACCAATCTTGTAATACCGACCGGGTAGCGCCGTCGAGATGTTGGTAGTGCCGCCGGTCGCCGTCTGCGTGACCGTCGACGCCGCACCCATGATGAACAGCGCGAGGTTGTCGGAGCTCACATGCCGCAGGGTCATCTTGAAGCTGCGAGCGACCTTCTTGGTGATCGACACCAGCGTCTCGGCAACGGGGGCATCGGAACTGTCAACCTCTACTTTCTCGGTAGTGGCTGAGAGCGATAGCGAAGGGGAGTCGCCCAGATACCGAAAATCTTCGCCCTCTACCGTTGAGCTAGTCTCCTCGGCAAAGAAGCAGCGGCCCGCTCCAATAACTATCCGGTTGGTGATGGGAAACGTCAGTGCCATTGTTGCATCCTCATGTGCGCCGGGTCACAACCACGGCATCGAAGGTTAGCCACACCTCGCCATAGCCAGAGCCAGGCGGGTACTGCATCTCTGTGCGCGACAGATAGGCGAGCTTGCCGGTCCCGGCGATGCCGTGCGCCCAGCCGCGCAGCGCGACGATGGCCTGGTAGATCAACTGCCCCATCGTCACCTCGCCCGCCGCTGCTGTTGCCGCACCGGGATCCACTTCGACCCGCAGGCCGACCTGCCACAACTGCTTCTCGCGCGTCTTGTCCGACTCGTCCGAGTCGTCGTCGCCCTGTGCCTGCCCCGGCTGCACGAAGGCAATCGGCAGCTTGAGGCTTTCGGCATTCGGGCCGAGCGCAGCGGAGGCCCAGACCACGCTCTGCAGAGTAGTCAGCTGGCTGTCGAGCCGGCTGATGATCTGCGAGCCCAGGCCAAGCACGTTGCTCATTCGATGACTCGCGCCAGTTCAACGGTGGTGACCCCGGCATCATTGGACAGCAGGCCCTGCACTCGAAACTTCAGATCCCGCCACTGCATCTCGTCGCCCTTGGCCAGGTCGACCGCGTCGGTGTCGGCAGTGAGCATCTTCACCTTCGCCTGCTGCCGCTCCATCGTCACGCCCGACACCGGGTCCACGACCCACGACCACTGGAACACGCCAGTGAGGCCGGTGATCGTGTACTGGTTGCCGAGATAGCTGCCGGCCTCGCCAAGTTGCTGCATCAGGACTCCGGCGCGCGTCGTCGCTCTTTCGTTGAACGCCACGACCGGAGTCCTACCCGTCTCAGATCATCGTGTCGGTACGCAGCCGAACCTTGCCGCTGGTTGCGCCAGTGGCCGTGATAGCGACCCCATAGCCGACCAGCTTGCCGGTAGCGGCAATGCCGGTGATCTTGTTGCCGCCTGTGGTCTTGTAATAGACCTTGCCGCCGGCAACCCAGTTGCTGCTCGCCTCGGCCTTCTTCGCGACGATCGCCTCACAACCGACGAGGCAGGTAATCGTCTGCCCCGAGCCAGTTGCAGATTCCAGCGCGATCATCGGCATGGAGCCCGCGATGACCAGGGCACCGTTGGTCACGGCGCCCGTGGTCAGGTACTTGAAGTGATGAGCACCGTCCTGATTAACTACGATGTTTGCCATGATTCAATTCCTCAATGTCAGTGGATGGCCAACGATCACGCGCCGTCATTCTTGTACAGGCCACGAAAATCAAGCGCCCTGGCCACCGCGTCGATGCGCACCTTGTAAGTGATGCCGTCGCTGGTGAACTGCTCCTGCTCCTCGACCATCGGCTCACCGTTCGACCCTTCCAGGAAGAACATAGTGATGGTGTCGATGGTGGAGTTGCCCTTCGGCGCCGCCATGAACCAGGCAGTCGTCGAGGTGCCGTCGAGCAGTGGGTCCGCGGTGACCGACAGGCGGCCGTTCCACGGGTTCGGCGTCAGCGTACCGGCAGTAGCGGCCGGGTCGTACTGCGAGGCGATCAGGGTCCGTGCCGTAGCCGCCTTGGCGACCGGCACGATCAGATGGCCCATTGCGATGTTGAGGTACGCATTGGTGCTGTCGTAGGTCGTCCGCGGCGCCTTCTGCACGGCCATCAGCGCCTCGGCGACGTTGAGCGACGTAACGCTCATCGCCGTGCCGGAGCTTGTGGTGTGGTTGCCGTGCGTGGCAGCGCTGAACAGCGTGGTGCTGGTTTCGGTCATCGTCTGACCGGAGTTCAGGATCGTGTAGGCCAGCTGGTTGATCTTGCGGGCCGCTGCAGCTCCCATCGACAGCCCGAGCCGCGAGAACTGGTTCATGTCGTCATTCACGATCGCTGCACGATTCAACCCGAACAGCAAGCCGTAGGTCGCCAGGGTCGCCGTCTCGTAGGCTTCACCGACCGTCCCGTAGACGTAAGGAGCGCCGCCCAGCGGGATCGACTGCAGATCGGATACTGCGCCGAGGCCCGGAATGGTGGCCTGCTTGAAGTCGGGCAGGTACGCGATGTTGCACCACTCCTGGTAGGTGGTGTTCGCCTCGGTGTAGCCCTTCTTCGCGATCTTGGTGGCGACGTTCGCCAGCACATACGGGAAGTCGGACTGCGTCACCGGGCCGGCGCGCAGCAGCATCTGCTTGGCGATGCCATGCTTGTCGAGGCCGCGAGTGCGGAACGACTGGCCGGTCGTCTCGAGATACTTACGCCCCATCTCATGCAGCGCCAGGCCGGCAAAACCCACCTCGCGGGCCTTGCGGATCTCGTCCTTGTCGGTCACCAGACCGGCGCGGATCATCAACGCCTGCTCGAGATTGTCAGCGAGCGAATCCACCTCGTCGCGAATCTGGGTGACGCGGGGGCCGCCGACCGGAGCCGACGCCTGCGAGCGGAACTCGGAACGGCCCTCGGTCTGACGGACCACCTCGTTCTGCTTGAAGCCGATGCCGGTGGGCTCGGCGTAGTAGCCGGGCAGCGCGGTGAGCAGCGCGGCGCGGGCGTTGTCCAGTGTCGCCCCGGACGAGATCAGATCCATGTGCAGGCCACGCAGCTCCTCGTTGTGCGGGAACAGCGCCAGATACTGCTCGAACAGGTCGTTGATCGCGCGCACGCGGATCTGCAGATCGGTCAGAGCCTCTTTCTTGCCCTGCGCCTTGCCGCGATTGAAGGATGCCTTGCTGACTTCGACGACCTTAGCGCCGTCCTGAGTGTCAGCACCCATATTCAGGGTCGTCTCATCAGACATTCGTGTGTCCTCAAGTGGAAAACTTCGGTTCATGCCAGCTGCCTTATCGGCTGGCACGGTGACAACGCTCGCCTCGAGCAATTCCCAGGCGCGAGCGGTGTAGCGAGTGCCGTCATCGGACACGTCCCAGTTTTTGCGCGGGACTGCGTAGCCGATGGACACGTCGTCCAGGAACCCGTCGCGCACGTCTTGCCAGATCCAGGCAGCGTCGGGGTTGTTCGAGAAGTGCAGCGTGCCGCGCAGCTTGCCGCCGTCGAGACGCAGATCCTTGACCTTGCCGATCGGCTTGTCAGGATCGTGCCCCCACAGCAGCGGTAGACCGCGGGAAGCGCGCGACAGGTCGATGGACCGCTCGTCGTGCGCCAGCACCTCGATATAGTCGCCGCGCTCCAGCGGCATATCGGTCGACAGTACGGCCTCGACCGTGCGCGACTCGACATCGGAGACAGGGCCGATCTCGAACTTGCGCTCGAGGCGCTCGGCCAGCGGGATGGTGCGGGTGGATTTCTTGGCCATGTCAGTAGGTCGGCACCTCGGTGATGGACCCCACATCCATTTTGTAATGGCAGTCCGCTTCCCAAAGCCGGACATCGGCGGCATACGAGTCAGTGGGCGATCCCGTTACGGCACCCGACGCAGAGGCATTGCGGCGCAACTGCACGGAGATCATGCAGCTGCCTTTCATGCCGCTCATGCTCCACTCGGGGAAGCTCGAAATCCGCATCTTGGTATCAGCGCCGACCGTCAGGGACACGCCAGTCGCCGATGCCCATGCCGACCAGTCCGGCGTGACGGCGTTGTTGTCCCAGATGCGATGCCGCTCCTGCCACCAGACGGTGCCGGAGGCCGCCGTAGACTTCGCCCAATGCGCGTGGAACCGGACATTTCCGCGATCCCAGCCGTGCGGCATCTGGTAAATGATCGCGATCTGCTCGTTAGTGTCCTTGTCGAACAGCAGCGAGCCGTCAGTGTCGTCTCCGGGATCTCCAGTATTGCCGCGTATCGGGATGCTGGTGGCCGGAGCGCGGAGATCCTCCCACTGGTCGCCCTGAACGATGTTGATCAGAGATCCTGCAAGACTTCTCATGCCGCCTGCTCCGTCACGTCATCTTCCTTTTCGGGCGCTTGTCCTTGCTCTTGTCCTGATCCTTGCCCTTGCCCTTGCTCTTGCTGCTGCATGCCATCTTTGCCGTACTCCTCTGGATAGGGATCGGCCGCGATCTCTTTGTCGACCACGGCCGGATCGCCGCCGATTTCTCGGATGATCTGGTGGCGGCTCGACAGCCGGCCTTCGAGACGAGTGATTTGCGCCTGGCTTTCCTTCAGCGGATCGATCCACGGCAGGACCGGGCCACGGAATGCCGCGGTCGCAATCGTGTCGGGATCGGCGCCGCGCAGATCGACCAAGCCCTGCGCCACCGCGGTCGCGACGAAGTTGCGCCACACCGGCTGGTAGAACGCCGTGATCAGGTAGTCGAGGATGGTCTGGTAGCCGGTGCGCGCCTCGATGAGTTCCTGGCGCTGGCTGGAGTAGGTGCCGCTGTAGTCGCGCGCGATGGACGAGTAGCGCGTCATCGTGCCGGCCGCCACCGCCTTCATCATGGCGTTGCGGAAGTCCTTGAGCGCGCTGTTCGGCCGGTCGGAGGAGATCACGCCGATGTCCTCGCCGGGCAGCAGCCCGTCGAAGATCATGCCCTTCTCCATCGCGAACGTGCGATCGCCGTTCTCGTCGAGCTCCGGCGTCTGGAAGTCAGGCGACTTGCGGATGAACATCGCCAAGCTGGAGGCGACGCGCGCCGCAATGCGCTCGCTGGCCTCGTAGTCGTACAGGTCGTCGAGCCGGGTCAGCGCCGCGGCCAGCACGGGCACGCCGCGGGTCTGCTTCACCCTTCTCGTGAATTTGACGTGGCTGATCGCCTCGGCCGGCACGCGCTTGGTCGACTCGCGCCGAGTGGTCGAATACAGCGTGTCGCCGGGGTGCTCGTAGAGGATGTGGTAGGCAATCGGCCGGCCCCAGGCGTCCTTCTCGACACCGTGGCGTAGCCGCGCCGGCAGGTCGTCCAGATCGAACGGCAGCAGGTCAGCCTCGATCAGCTCCATCGCGTACCGCACCTTGCTGCGGTAGCGGAAGGCCGGCGTGGTGACGTGCTGCACCAGGATCTCGCCATCGCGCAGCATCGACCGGCAGACCGCGCGCTCGACCTCGCCGAACCCGAGCTCGCCCGTAACCTCGGGCTGCTGCCGCCAGTCCTTCCACAGCGCCTTCAGCTGGTCGTTGGCCCGCACCAGCAGCTCGCCGCCGGCCCGCGACACCATCGGCTCGACGGTAACCCCGACACCAACGGCATTGTTGACAATGTCCTCGATCACGCCGACCGCGAGGTCGTGGTTCTCGTACAAATGCCGCGACATCTCCCGCAGGCGCGAGCCCGCAGCCTCCATCACGGCATCGCCAGAGGCTCCCGTGCCTCGCTTCGGCCTGTAATTGGTGGTTTTCGCAGCTTCGTATAGGCGTTTGGTCGCCTCGAGCCTGGCGATCGTCAGGTCACGTTTAGCCGCGAGGACGGGAGAGAAAACCTTGAGGAGGGCGCCTAGGACGTCCATTTCGGCGTCCTGATCCGCCAGTCGGACACGCCGGTTTGCAGGCCGGCGACGACGTTCTCCCAGCGGGAGAGCTCGTCAGCCAGCCGGCTGATGTCCTGGTGGACTACTTGGGTATCACCGACAGTCTCGGAGCGGGCGCCTAGCGCGTGGGTGTATGCCGTCAGTGCGGCATCGCGCATTACTATCGCGGAGGCTAGGTCCATAGCCTCCATGAATCAGAGAAATGGCCGTTGTCAAGTCCCGGCAGAGCGATTTTTCCACCAGGAGACGCTCGCGCCCCGCCTCCCGGCCGCCGCAGCGGTCCAGATGCCGGTCGAAAGCGCCCGATCGAGGCAAAAACCGCGCTCCAGACGCCCCCAGAGGGTCTGCGGGAGCAGGTTGTGCTCCCTGGCGAGGTCGGACAGGCGGATTTGGCGGCCTGACACGCTGATCCAGCGGGCTCTTGGCATCAGAACAGGCCCCTCCTGGGCGGCATGAAGCTGAAATTCTTCCGAAATGCCGCTTTTGGCGGTGGCGGGAGCGGCGATTTGGCCGCTTCCGCAGTCATTTCGTGGCGTTTCTGCAGGCGCTGCCACACCGGCTGCAGGCTGGCCATCGCCGCGTAGGCGTACACCAGGCAGTCGAGCGCCTCGTTGCGCGGCCGGGTCTTTACCCACTCGCGCCGCGGGAAGCCTTTCTTGAACGTCGTGGTCGCCTTCTCGGCCGTGAGCTGCTGGCAGAACTCGCTGTCGCACCAGGGCTGCACCGGCAGATGGACGTAGCCGGGACCGGGCTCGCCGTGCCGCAGCCGGGCATACAGCAGGCTCTTGATCGAGTCCACGCCGACTGCGACCACTGGCACTTTCTCGAGGTTCTGCCGGCTGGGACGTCCCACCACGGCGTGCCCCTCGCCGCCCATGCCCTTGATGGCCCGCGCGATAGGGTGGCGCTTGCAGAAGCGGTAAGTCTGCCGGGTGTGGTGGCCGCCGGAGTCGACGAAGGCCAGGGTGATGGCAAGCTGGACGCCGTCGTCGCGGGTCCAGCGCCGCTGGAGGTGGTCGCCGACCCGGTCCCACAGGTCGTCGCGGGCGGGGTCGCCGCGCAGCACGATGTGCTCGAGCGCCCAGACTTCTTCCTTCTCGCCCCAGCCGTAGACGCTGATCTCGATGCGATCGTCCTGGCAGTCCACCCCGGCGGTGATCACCAGTGCCGCCTTGGGTACGGCGAAAGCCTCCCTTCTGCCGTAGAGGACGCCGTGATCCAGCGTCTCGCCCTCCTCCTCCCACGTCTCGCCCAGGCTGGTGTTGATCCAGGCGCGCAGGGTGTCGGGG